AATGGCAATGACACCAAGCTTCTCTTGCGCTTTAGGATTTAAGACAAATTCGGTTGGAATTTCTTCTCCGATATAGAATGTGCGTCCACCAAACGAACAAGGCTTTTTAGCAATTAACCTCATACGTAACCTCCTTAACTTTTAAACTGCATCTTTGAAGAACATTCCAAGATCGTCCGCTGTTTTCTTCATATCACTTGCCATAAGCCCCTCTACATAATCAGAATGAGTTCCCGGCTCTCCCGGATAGCTAAGAATCGGCAAAAGCTGTCCATCCCCAAGCATATCCCATGTAAAAATATACCCTGCAGACGGTTCATCGATAGCTGGATTATTCGTTGCATATGCAAGTAAGATTGCGTTCGGATCTCCAATAAATCCCATATCGGCATCCGCACCCATCGATGCTTTATTCACGATAGACTGCATGGCCACAACTCTCTCCATCTCAAATAACTGTGACAACACATTCAAAGTTACATTTGCCGGGTTCGCAGTAGTTCCACCGTATTTTACTCTCTCAAGAATACCTGGGTGATTTTTAAGAGCAGTGTAAACATTTGCCCCCAGACCAATACGATTCGGTCTTCTTCCAGTCTTTTCCTGCATTTCTGTTGCTTTCTCATCAAAGAATTTTACAGGATCGGAGTTATCATTTGAGAACTTAATAAACTGGCCACCAGACGGACTTGTATTATCAACCCCTGTGTACTCCTGAGACCACACACCAGCTTTAAAGAAATGTTCTGCGAACAAATAATCCTGATGAATGTTTGCCTGCTCTGCAATAGTTCTTGTTCTCTGAATTCGCGGATCTCTAATTGCCGGTCCCATGCGACGCTGAAGATCTGTCTGGCGAATATTATCAACTCCCATAATCATCTGATCAACTTTGCAGTTATATGTTTCCGTGTATTCAGAAACAACCGTCGGATCTGCCTTTCCATACGCAGGTTTTCTCTTCCATCCGTCTCTCAAAAGATCTGCTTTGTCAAAAACATAGTAGTTATCACTTGACAAATCTACAGGACAAATCGGGAAAATTGATTTTGCAAAATAATTTCCCGGGTTCTGAAAATATGAAAGCGCCATATTTGTAAGTGCTGTATGAGGTCTAAATGCCCCTTTTGCAATTTCTGCCGCAATACCTTTTGTTGAATTTCTCATGTATTTATTCCTCCTTATTTGTTATGCGCCAACTCCGGCTCCTACACCATCTGCTTTCTGATATTTTGAAATCTGAATTCTTACATATCCATTTGCTGATGCATCACTTAAAGCAATACCTAAAATATAATTTCCCGCTGCTGCCACGGCCGCAAGCCCGTCTGCTCCGGATGTAATTTCCTGTCCTTTCTTAATTGCCGCACCAGCAATGACATATCCGATGTCTTTGACCTGGATATCTACATCATCACCTTTTGCCACTTTTCCAGATTCTGTTCCAGTGATATCGTTGTATCCAGCCTCAATAATTGCAATACCAACGGGTATATCTGTTCCAGCAGTAGCAAGGACCACATCTCCGTTTGAATCATATTTGACAATTCTATTGCGACAATCTGCGATTTCTGCTCCCGCTTTCTCGGTAATTGTCTGAGAGCCGTTAATCAGCGTTCCATTAAAATTCTTTCCCATTTTTATTCCTCCTTCTTAAAATCCCGCTTCATCATCATAAGACGCAAGCAAATCAGGATTGTTTTCCCATGCCTTTGCAACTGCATCTGTGTAGCTCAGAGACGGGTCTTTTTCAATGTAG